GGTTTTTCTGTAATGCTCCTAAGGCTAATTCTACGGTTTGTTCAAGATTTAAATCTTCCGCCGTTAGCTCAATGTTTTTAGAACCATCAAACGAGACGCCATTGATAGTACATGCTGTCTGCAACTTGGTCGCTGTATCCGCATTACCAGAGGTGTCCTGATTCCCTTTGGCATTGACGCCGGGAATTGAATCTTTTGACGTATAGACCTGCGCCCATTCAGACCAATTGGAAGAATCAGTATCCCGCCGCGAACGGATATGTACGGGCGCATGGGCACCGCTCGTGCCGCTCCAGCCAATGAATAACTCGCCTTCGCCAGCAGCGGTGGCACCTTTAAGGTGAAGCACATTGCCATAGGGAGAAGGGTAGCCATTGTTGTATGCCTCATACAGCTGAATCCCGGATGTTCCCTGTGCATTCGCCTCCAGGGCCGTTACGCGACCGCGAGATACCAGAGTATTGATATTAATGTCAGCCGAACCATCGAACCTGACGCCATTAATGTTTCTGGCTGTTTTTAATTTCGTCGCGGTGTCGGCGTTCCCCGCCAGCGCCCCGGTGATCCCACCGTTGAAAGTCTGGCGTGCACTCCATGTGTTAGCCGTGCTCAACAGGGGGATCTTTTCACCGCTGGTACCGAGTTCTCTTAAACCAAGGTATTGGATAACGGCCAGTGTGCTTGTTTTAGCCAGAATATCGCGACCGACTGACGTTAAATCAGTCTGCGCTACCGTATCCTTACCAGTGAAATAAGGCAGTTTGTTTGCACCAGTCGCAAGACCAGCAAGCGCGGTTAAAGTTGCATCCAGAGGCTGTTTGCCTGCCAGCGCATTTGTCATTGTTGTCGCAAAGTTCGGGTCATTGCCCAGTGCTGCTGCAAGCTCATTCAGGGTATCAAGAGCTTCAGGTGATGAGCCGACCAATGCAGAGATAGCAGCTCTTACATAAGCGGTCGTAGCAATCTGCGTGTTATTCGTACCCTGTGCAGCGGTAGGCGCAGTAGGTATTCCCGTTAATGCAGGGCTTGCTAAAGGCGCTTTGAGAGCCAGGGCATTGTTGATAGTTGTGCTGAAATTCGGGTCGTTATTGATCGCAGCCGCTATTTCTTTCAGCGTGTCCATCGTTCCCGGAGCACCATTGATAAGCGCATTTATAGCAGCATAGACAAAGGCCGCATTTGCGATCTGTGTGTTGTTTGTACCGGGTTCAGGTGTTGGCGAAGTCGGCGTACCTGACAGATGCGGACTATCGAGCGGAGCTTTTGTATCAACCAAATCATGGAGAGTTTTGACAGCCAGAGGTGTAGCCGCTTTTCTTTCTTCTGTACTGCTTATTTCATTAGAGAATTCGACACCAACAGCACGGTTAACTCGGTATTTAAGCAAAATCATTTCTTTAGTCACAGCCGTTGCGCCGCTAGGCACGATAACTCGACATAATTCAATTTGATTCTGCCCAATAGTATTGTCCGTACGCGCGTAAATTCTTGCAGCACTGACAGAAGATGCGCTATCTACCTGTGTCGTTTTTACACCATGTTCAAAATTGGCTTCTAGCACAATAATGTTGGTAGCCCCAGCCTTTACCGAGACAGTCACATCTTCTATTTGCTGAACGGATATCTGAACATTATTTACATCTACTGAAGCAGCCCCTTTACCTTCTGAGTTTTCAGAAGTTATACGGACGCTCAACCCTGTGCCGGGAACTGGTTCAAATCCACAGTAAAAGCCAGGCAAAACAATATTTTTAAGTTTTCTGTTAAGAGCCGAACTACTATAGAGTTCGAAATATTGAACATCAGCAAGCAACGGCTGTGAGACACCAGAGGATAGTGTCATTATGTTGTTCGTTTTATCAGCCCCCATAATCAACCCTCAACTTGCTCGATTGTCATGAGAATACTGTAACGTTTACCTTTATAGAGGGTATCTTGCTGGGTGCAAAGTACACCAAAAGCCTGTTCCTCAGCATCAACAAGCACAAGCGTGTTAAAGTCGTAAGGCGTGTTATCCGGCATTCTTTCTTGAGGGAAGGCTGCATTGATAGTGATAATCCCATCCACACTGGACAATATCAGATCGGACACTGCAAACTGTTGAGCATCACTCAATTTAAAATCGAGTGGAATGTCAGCTATATTCCAGCCTCCTGCACCATTAGCAGTTACCAGACTAGATTTGCACCAATACGCCTTAGAGATAACAAAACGCGCACCTTTGCCGATCGCCGACTCAGCGCGGCGTGAATAATAGTAGGAAAGCAATTGCGCCTTATACAGGCGGTTACCATCTCTTGCCTTTAAATTTTCAGCCATACGAACATAGCCCCTTCATAAGCAATGAACCAAAGGAGAGTATGCTCAGTTTGTGATTTCCGTTGTTCTTCCCCCAAATGCGGGGGAAGAATTATTAAACAGGTTGAAGGTGGTAATCCAAAGGCCACGCATCGAGTGGGGTTACATCAAGATGTAATTGCTTTTCTGCCGTTCGGTTCGGTATGGCGTTAAGAGAAATATTGTCTACCTGGCAGGAGGTATCACTACGGGATAGCATATCAGCCATACTCTCAGTAACATAAACACCTTCAATTACCGAAACATCCGTAGACAAGCAATTTAGTATTTCTGCCACTTCAGGGAATACAGCACTAAGCCGAAACGAGACGCCATCAAAAACAATATGCAATGGCAACAAAGGGGCTATTACTGCTTCGAAGTCAGATAACAATTTCTGCACAGCGGCTTCTTTATCCTGCTCTCCATATGAGCGATATAGCTTGTTCTGATCAACAACGACCAGCCCCCTTGATGTCAGGAAGAACTCACCGAATTGAGCCTGTGCCGTAGGTATTTCTATTTCGGTCGCAAAATATGAACCATAGGGGTGTTTTTCTATATTTACAGGTGCATACAGCGGTTCCCAACTAACAGGAATACAACCGAATTCACGCCAAAATGTCTGCTCAATAGGCAATATAGTGCCTTTAAAGTGCACTTCATCTAAACGTTGTGCCAGCAGCATTGGCCTACGGGCCTTATCTTTTTCAGTGATAACGAAAAAACGCCCGTATTCGGCAATGCGGGCATCCATATCCTCACTGTCCATAGTGAAGAAGGATTTTCTGTTACTTATTCTTGTTAATATTGGTTCTACTGCCTCATTCCAGACATCCTGTAAAGCGTCTATAAAGGCACTCCAGAGATGTGAATCCTGTTTTACTTTAGTTAATCGTTCCTTAAGCCAATTATCTTTCATGCCAACCTCATTACGGGTAAGAAATGCTGAACGCTGAAGATTTCACGTCAAGATAAATGAAGTCATTAAAGTAAACTGCATCTTTCATATTTTGTATTGTTATGTCATAAGAGAGAAACATATCAAGCGACTCTATTACTCGCCAAATATCTTTAACTTTTACCTGTGCATAACATTGCTGAGAATCATCATCACTCTGTAGTAATAAACTGAATGATGACGAATCACGCCCAAAATTATCCTCCAGCGCTGCTTTAATAGCATTTTGAGCATCGTCTATCAGAACATTTTTACGTGCAATACCTGTAAAATTTATAGTAAATGGTTGTTCATTTGTATCTACATACTCAAACCGCTTGTTCAACTCATTTGGAACATTCTCTAGAGCTTTCAGTATTTCTGATTTTAGCTGAGCCTGGCTTACACCCGGCTTGTGTCCGCAAAAGAAAATCTTGTTGATGTTTCGAACGTCAAACCCAGTTATTTTTTCTTGTAACGCTTCGCCCCAAACGTTCAACCATGAAGTTCCATGTACAACATTCTGAATGAATTGGCGATAATCACCGCCCCATACCACTTGTTCATCGTATGCAACATAATACTGAGCACGATTTCGAGTTTCTTCTGTAGTTTCCATACCACTACCACCGGTAATGATCGAATCAGTTTTAAACTCTAATGACTCCACATATTGAGCGATATTTCCAGCCGGTTCTAACTTTTGTCCTTCAGCCAAAGTATAGTCGCCAAGGCTAGCCATAACATCGATTCGAACCTGACAGCCTGCTGGAGGCATCATACCCATAGAACCATCACCAAACTTGACTCCAAGTTGTTCTGTAGGTTTATATGCCAATGAATAGTGCTTACTCTTGTCTCTGGACATTCTAAATAATGGGTTATATGTCCATTTTTCTTCTACGCCATCTGTAATAACATAAACATCCAGGCTAGAGACTTCTTTTGTTAACTCTCTGGAAAGCAACAATGTCAGAAATAAAGTTTCCTTCTCAATATCAAATGTAACGCTAACAGCTTCATGCTGTTTAGTTTCTACGCCAGAAACAGTTCCTCCAGCAGGAATTACAACACTGTTAATAATTGCCAAAGGTGTTTGGTCATTGGCAAGCAATTCAGCCCCGGCTGGTAACGTAATATCCCGATCAGTTTTATTGGTTATAGACGTTGTTCCGTATGAAGCACTAACAAATCGCCCTACGTAGCTACGGTCTTCAGCAACCGCTAAAATACTTGAGCGGCGCGTAGCCGTTGAAATAAGTCCCTCAGTGAGGCCGCGGCTTGCAAATGTACGGGCAATATAAATAAGCTGTGATCCGAATATAGCGTGCATCTGCACAAACTGACTATTTACAAATCGTGACCACCATGTGTTTTCATTTAACTTAGCGTTAAATTTGTCCAGTAATTCTGTAATCGTCACGCGCCCACCCCACTTGATTTCTGCATAACAATATCCATGCTCCCACCTTTCGCATAAAAACTAATTAATAAAGAATCTTCAGAAATTGATGTGCAACGAATCCCCTGCACATCCAAACCTGGCAAATCTTGTCGTAGTTTTTTCATCATTCTCCCTTCAATAGCCACTTCAACTATGTGCGAAGTTTCAGAGCCGAATGGTTCATGCTTAAATTCTTCCATTGGATTCCCCCAAGAGGGTAAACCATAAACACTTCCTTCAGGGGTTCGTAACCACTCGTCAAGTCGGGCCATCCATGCTGCGGTACTTCCTTCTGCAATAATGACACCGCTCTCATTCGTTTGAAGTCTTGCGTCTATTTCATAAAGCATCTGTATTAATCCTCAAGCAGAGCATCCAGCGACGGGTCATTAATAGTTGTGCTAGCACGTGGTCGCGGTTGCGGCTGCGATGTTTTGACAACCTTATCCGGATCGCCTTTTGTATTGTTCTTGTTCACATTCAGAAGATCGTTCAGGATAGAGCAGATGTTATCCAGCGCCTTCAACATAGCAGGATCGTTATTTATAGTGTCAGTAGTTAATGGTTGTCTTATTCCGCTTCGTGCGAGGTCTGTTACAGTAGGAAGCTGTGGTGGCAAAGCAAGAAAAGGTTCTTGCACGGCTGACGCAGAGCCAAATATGGCATTATTGGCTTCGTTTGATATACCTCTAATGCTATCTGCGGTTTGTTGAATACCATTATTCAGCCAACTACCGGCGCTCCTGGTAAGCGGGCTAATAGCCCTGGCAATTGTTGAGTTCTGCCCAGTAGCCTGATAAACCAAATCATTAACAATGCCAGTGCCATCTACCCCACCAATAAGTTGTGAAACGTTATCGCCAATTGCAGGTAACACAGCAGAGCTAATACGTTTCAGACCTGTTAATGACGAGTCAAACAAAGAGCCAAGCACCCCCTTATCTTCACCATCTATTAACTTGTATCCATTGTCATAAACTGGAATCCCCCTTGAGTTTACAGAGATTTTTTCACTCTCTCTTGCCGAAGAAACACCGGAGAGAAGATCCACTGAAGGCATATCGCGTTCAGCTTTTGGTCTTTTTTGTAAAGCGTCTCTTATATCAGTTACCTGGCTTGCTTTTTGAAATCCAAAAGATTTACCGGTTAAGCTGGATATCTTTTCAGTAAGAGCCTGATCCATTCCTTTCGCTTTTTCGGAAAGCGAAGATATAGAACCAAACGAAGTCGCCGACGCAAAATCCTTAATCAGGCCAAGGCTTGTACCAGCAATGCTGGTAGCCGCACCTCCAAATAAATTACCTACCCCGCTGTCATTTATAGCGATTAATCTCTCAAGCAGACTTGATGGCGAGCCAGTATTAACATCAACATTCTCTGGATTAATCGGTTGCGATTGATTGCCTGTTTTTTGTGGCTTTTTGACTGTCTGAGCATGTTGTGCAACCTCAATTGGCTGTTGTGTTGCTGTCGGAACAGCATTCAAAACTGGTTGAGCTGGAGATTTTCCATTAGCATATTTTACCTTGCGACCAACACTATATTGCGAATCGCGGGCAATTAGCTGACCACCATTTTCTTTCTGAATTTTATTAATCCGCGCCAATGTTTCGTCAGAGAATTGTCCCTCCCATCGACCAGTATTTGTGTTAAATGCCCCAAGAGCATTCTTTATGAACTCATTGTTAACCGCCGGGTTTCCACCTTCTTTCGTCGCTATTGCACGAACTAATTGCGTCATAACCTCTGGGTTGCTGACGTCTATTTTTTCATTAGGCGAGACGCCAAGATATTTGCTGACGTTATCAATATATTGATTAGTATTGTTCTCCTTTGGGGGTGCCCATTTGGAAATAATACTGGATACCGTCTGTAGCTTCTGATACCCAGCAGCGGCGCTGGTGCCGTTGTAATAGCTTGACACCTGGTTTGCCAGCGCCCTGATCCCTTCTTCAGGCGTGTTAAATCGCGCAAAACGTTGTTCACCTTTTGCATTTGGTGCTTCCAGCGTCGCCCCTTCCTGATTAGCGAAAACAAGGTTGCCGAGATTATTATTCCGGTAATTGCGGTTTTTAGCGTTGCTGCCACCAATATTCAGATCCGCTGCAATGGTGTTGTTGGCAGGTGCACTAAATTCAGTTGGAGAAGTATACCCGTGCTCACCAACTCCATCCTCGCCATTACGCCCACCTTGTAATTGTTCACCTAGAGAATGAATCGCATCGACAGTTTTTTTGGTGCCGTCTTCAACAGCTTTTTTTACTTGTTTCGTGTTTTCGTCAGTGGATAAAAATGTATCCTTAAGGCTACCAAAAACAGATTTGGTGATATCTACCGCGCCGTTAACACCACGAGCAATATCTCCGGTATCAAAATTCTGAAGTTTTTCACCTGCTCTTTCAAATCCTAGCGCAGAAATTCCTTTCCCTATCAAGTTCGTTGCGCCCGACACCAAGCCCCCCATATCGAGCACATTAGCTGTTGCGTAAGCCGTTTTTTGCTGTTCGGATACAGCATCATCGTCACTTAAACCAAAGGCTGCCTTTTGCGCCTCTGTATCTGTGTAACCATCTATGGCGTCATATCCAGCCATTGCCAGCGAACCGATGATAGGGACCGCTCTTGCCGCTGTGGATGCTGCTGATTTAACTCCTATTTTTGCAGCACTTTTGAGGGCTACAGATTCAGTTTTTTTCTTTGCAATGGCTTCGCCGGTTTTAATGGTGGCATCTTCAGCCACAACACCAGCTGACTTCACGGCCTTAGCAGTATTTTTTGTTTCCTTTGCAATCCCCTTTGATGTATCGCTGATAGTGCTTACATCTTTGGGTTTGCTGATCTTATTTTTAACTACTTTTGCTGCTCCGACACCAGTGCCAGCTGCAGCACTACCGGCAGCAACTTTTTCGCCAACGGAGAGTGCTTTTTTCCCAAGATTGCGGCCTTTCCTTTTCGATTTATTCCGTTTATTTTTTCCCGTTTGATCACCAATATTGATTTTATTTCTTCTGCTTGCTCGATTTTTCCAGAGATCACTTAAGCCGAACTTATTTCCAGAAGACACTGATTTCCGAAGCTTAACTATCTCGTCAGAAACATTTTCCAGACCATCAATTATTTTGTTGTCATTGGTCTGAAGGATTTTGGTTTGCTCTTCTACTGCTTGTGCGGATTTTGTCTCAACAGCGTTATTGAACGCTTTTGCAGATGTTGCTTTTTGAGAATTCACCGCCGCCGGATAAGTAATTACTGGTGATATTGCTTTCGAGGTTGATGTTTCTTTTTTCCCCTTTTCTACCCATTCTTTAAGAGATTCTGCTTTACCTGTGATCTCTTTAGTTATGTCGTACATGCCACGAGCCGCCATCCATAACGGCCCACCAGCACCGACACCAGCTGCATTTGTTAAAGACTCTTCACTGGAAGACTGATTGCCATCTACCCCCATAATGGAACCTAGCTTTCTGAGAAAGCCAGCTTGTAATTTTGCGTCGGCTTTACGTGCGTTCTGCAATTCTTTTTTTCTGGCTACATCCTCATTGCTTTTTTGGGATACAAAACGTCCATTACTATCCCGCTGCGGGCCTTTTAGACTTTGGGGGGATTGTGGTTCAAGAGGGGCTGAATTAGCCGCTACCGGTATAAAACCGTCCGATTTTCGGATGGTCTGACGTGATTGCACGGAGCGAACACTTTCTGGTGTGTTCGTTGCAACGATAGAGCGGTCCACGGTTTGGTTTATCGGTGCCCTTTCCTTTTTAGCAGGGAGACGTTTTTTATATGGGTTAGTTTGGACATCTCTAACGCTATCAGATGTACTTTGCTCGTAGTCTTTACGCCTGCGTGATAGTCTGTTGCTAACTCTGCCTTGCCTTTCGTCCTGTTGAGTTATGGTGCTTGCCCCAGAAAGAATGGCGTCTTTTACCTCAGCAAGAGCTTTAAGTTCGTTTGTGCTCGCCTCCTGAATAGCGTCAATTATTGCGATACGGTCTTTATTCTCTTTCAAAATAACCTCTCTTTTACCAGCGCGATCAACGTTTCCCAGCTTGAGCTTTGTATTTTTCTTCCAGGGCTTTTGACATATGGAGTGCTCGCCATTGCGGTAATTGTTCAACGTCGCTAACGGGCTGATATCCATATAGAGTCAGGTTGTTAATAATGGTTAGCCATCCATTCAGATCTAATTGATGGGATAAACTCTCTATTGAGAAAGGGGACGTACAGTGTGGTTGTCACATCTGCACCCTCCTTAGCGTTTTTGCAATGTTGCGGAGGCAGGATCAGTCGGCTTGTGCCTCTCTCAATAGACATTTTCAGGCCGTGGCGTAGGTCTTTTTGCATAAGCTGTATGCGAGCCACAAGCGGTGTAAACTCGGTTTCAAGCGCCATGCTTTCAATGATGTCGAAGCGTCGGTTAGCTGCTTGAGTGAAGTCTTCCGGATCGTCGTCCAGTGCCGTGCATAAAGCGAGTTCTGCAATGCGCATACGGGCCACGCCTGCACTGTATTCGGGGCTTTTCATATCAGGAAGTGACGCTCGCATTCGTTCAAGGAGTTCCGCGCCTTTCCCGGTTAATGGTTTAAGTATCCAGTCAGTTGGTACTCCATTTACTGGTACGTTGGTTTTCACGTAAGGAGGTACAGTGAGTATTTCTACTGTTTGGGCCAGGTCGCTCAGGTTAATATCTGCATGATGCGTATTACCGCAGTGACTGCACTCATAGGAGTAGGTCATTACTGCATCGGGGCGCGAATTAACAAATATCCACCAAAGAGCAGTTCTGCGATCCTGAACTGTCCAGTTAGCACTGTCGTTAATTTCACCATCCTGCATAGAGTTAAGGTACTCTGTAGTAGTTGCCTCATCTTCTGCCGGGTTCAGGTCAGAATATTTCAGCGCATCCTTCACGGTAGGGGCGTGGAACTGAATTTCTGTCTCAGGACGGGAAGGCAATGGGAATTTTGGAATGTTCAATTATTCCTCCGAAAAGCAGGTATCTGTTCATTTTCCAGAGGATAGGGAGTGTGTGATTTGCGATGGGGATTGAATGAAGATCTTTGCTGGTCGAGAAGCGATTATTGAGGGTGATTTTTACACCTTAAGTGACGCTACTCACATATCCACAGAGTATTTTTATAAACCTTTTTCCATTTTTAATCCTTTTTAGATCCTTTTTAGGCGTCGCTGGAGCCAGTAGTGGCGCGGGCTGTAGAGGAGGCTGGTGTAAGATTTGCCCTCAATTAAATACGATCGGTGTAAGATTTGCCCTCAAAAGGTGTAAGATTTGCCCTCAAAAGGTGTAGTAATTGCCCTCAAAGTGATGTAAAAATTGCCCTCACCATTTGAAGGATCACACAGGGTTATGAACAGAGCGGAATTAACAGCAAAAGCCGTCAGCCTGATTGAGTCAGCGACACCTATTAGTCGTAGTTTGGCACAAGCCAATGAGATCACGGAGGCTGCTTATCACCTGACTCGCGACCAAAAGCGACTGTTGTTTATTGTGGTGGGAAGACTTCGCTATGCTTCTAAGGATGGCGTTCTTGGTTCAGGTGCCTGTGAGTTGACGGTCAACGAATATGCAGAGATGTATAATTTGCCCTCTGCTGAAGCCAGCAAGGATATTCGTAAGGCCATTTCAGGGCTTAGCGAGAAGAAAGTTACGATATATAACCCTGATGAATCGACCGAATCAGAAGACAGTTATGAGTCTTATCCTTGGATGATTAAGGATGCCTATTCACCACGGCGCGGGACTTACATTATTCATCTTAATCCATATCTCATGCCGTTTTTTACTCTGCTTGATAAGAGATTCACAAGGCTGAATTTTACCGAAGTATCTCGCCTTACAAATCCTTATTCTATGCGGCTTTATGAGTCCTTATGCCAGTACAGGAAGGATGATGGAAGCGGCTTTGCCATACTTGGCGTCGAATGGATGCGGGAGCGTTATGGGTTACCAAAAAGCTATCAGCGGTATGCCGAATTTAAGAGAAGTTTTTTAACGAAGGCTGTAGCAGAGATTGAAAAAAATACAAAAATGAAAATAGTCTTCTCAGAGGTGACGGAAGGCGGCAAAGTTACCAGGATAAAATTTACCTATCAGCAGTCTTAAGGGCAATTTTTACACCCCTCTCAAGGTGTAGAATTTGCCCTTAACGATCGGCAATTGAGGGCAATTTTTACATCTTAATTGCATGTATCTTGTTATTAGCAAGTTGTGTTTTTATATAACGTATTGATATGTAAGGACTATGTAAAAATCGCCCTCAACCAATATCGTGCGTATCGTGCATTCTTATTGCGCTTTTTTATTATCATTCACTGTGTTAACTGATTGATATTATTGAAATGTGTAAAGAATGCCTTCATTACAGATGAATTGATGATGTAAAAAATGCCCTCAAAATTGCGCTACCTTCCCTACCCGCTATCGTTGAGGGCGTGGGTGCTGACGGGAAATGAGCAACCCTCCAGCACACATAATTAAAGCTATTCAGAATTTGATCACTCCACTCACAGCCCCCTTTAACGCACTTGTAGCCATGCCAGCGGCACCGTTGACCAAAGCAGAAACACCTGAGCCTGCGGATGTGTATTTCTGGAAAGTGATTGGGTATGACAAGAACTCTGACACCTGATCACGTGAGCGTGTGATTTCCCCAAGTTGCGTAGGAAATACGCGCATTTCTTCTTCCAGTTCTTTTCCGCCGTCCTGAGTCACCCGGTAGACACGGATTTTCATCAGATATTCAGGAGGAAGGTTTATTGTTCCATCAGGATTTGTTACACGAGAACGACGCTCTTTGAACCAGTCCATGATCTTGCCATCTTCGGTATCCCTCACGGTCATAGTGACCGGTCCGGCGCTAACATAGGTTGGCTTGCTGAATTCTACGCTGCCGATCACCTTGCTTTCTGTCTCAATGTTTCCACTGCTGTAGGTGATATCCTTCACGAACATATCGAAGCCGTTCAGGCCATCCACTTCAACGGTCCACTGCCACCCCTGGGCGTAACGGATACGCATAGCGGCAGCAACAATATTTTTCCCGTAGGCAATATCGCTACTGTAATTCCCGCTTACCCCGCCGCCTGATATGGCTTTATCAAGAATGTCGCTAATGAGGTTGCTGGTGAATGATTTCGTGTTAAATGACAATGCGGTGGTCAACGTTCTACCAACGCTGCTGAAAATACTCACTCTGCGCCTCCAGCGTTAAAAAATGGTAGCCCCCGGAATAATGGCCCGGTTTGAGGACATTTTTTCCTCAATCTCCTGCACGCGGGCATATAGCGTGGCTTCATCGGGCAGATCGGAGTAGTCAAATTTCCCGTCGATGGACGCTCTACGCTGCCGGGCGACATTTCTTACATTGATAAGCGCCTCCAGATATTCCTCCAGCATTCCAATGATTGCAGGAGGCACTTGCCATTCATCCAGCTCTCTGTCGCGTAGATTAACCAGATACAGCATTCGAAAAGGCCAGCGTTCTGAACCTGTTAGTTCTAATTCAATAAATCCGGATAATTCATCCGAATAGACCAACAAGCCGTTGTTGTCGGTAACATGAACCAGAGAGAGATAATCTTCTGGCAACGGGATTGCAGTACCACCAGCTTTTTCAAGTTTTAACGTTTTCACTACCCCTGCCCTGTCCTGATACGTGGTCAGAGCTTTGATCAGGAATGCTTTCAACGTTTCTTCTTCACGCACAAGCAGCGGATTAAATCGCTCTTTAACGCTTTCTAATAATTCAATTGGTGTCATTGTTGCCTACAACTCAATAACAAGGATGTTCCCGCCACAAGGGCGGGATAGGGATTATTCCGCCCAGTTGTAAACAATGCGCAGGGAAGGTTTAACGACCGCCGTTACGTCTTCGGATGAGAAGTCCACGGCGTCGGAATACACTTTGCAATGAGAATATGTGCGGATCAGACCTTTATGGTTACCGCTATTCGATTCAGCCGCCGCCTGTAAGGTAATTTCCAGATATTCTTTTCCGTATACCATCTGTTTTACAGCGGCGAGAACTGCGCCTTCGATAGTTTCCGCGCATGTGACCTGAAATTCACCAGAGTTGCGTAATGGTCCGTGCTGGTTGAATTTCATGCCACCAGGGGCGTAATCCTCCACATCTTCACGTGTCATTTCTGGTAACTGAGCTGTACGAACTAGTACAGACAGATGTTCGTAACCCTTAATGGTCATCCAATATTCAGAACCAATAAGTTTTTCGCCTGCAGCCAGGTTTTTATTAAACCGGGATTTTAGAAAGGCCATATCGGCTTTTGTATTTGCAAAACCGGACATAAATACTCCTACACAAAAACAGATGAGATATTGCTACGGTTGATCGATGTGTTACCGCTGCATTGCAGGGTTACCGTGTTATGAGTGAAATAGCCTTCCGGTGTGCGCGGGGCGTCCAGTTGGTAACTCACGCTTTTGATAACAACGTCGGTAAGGGCTATGTTCCTACCTATGTTTAACGTTACTGTCTCCGGGCGACGACCGAATGGCGCTACATTGTTCAGTTCCGGCGATTCCATCTTCAGCAATGCTGTAATGGCTGCGTTCACTTCAAGTTGCGCGTTCGTTGTCGCCATGAAATCAATTACCAGATTAAATTCAGGCGGTTGCTGACCTTCCCAAACAAGCATTGAGTTGAAGAGGGTTTTTGTTGTTACGCCGGTTGCGGTCTGAAGCGTATCTGCAAGAGAGCCAGCCGCAGCGCTAATACCGCCAAGCAAACCTCCTACTGACTGGTTTTCAAATGGTGATTGCCACATTGATGACAGTTCTGCGGTAGATCCTTCACCGATATAACCGACGACCATATCCTCTGAAGAGAGGATATAAACCTTCATTAACGGACTTATTCCGTCAGGCATTATCGCGCCGCAAATCAAACGCTATTTCTCCCAGGTAGAGGCCACCTTTGCAGGCGGCCTATGTCACTTACAAACCGCGTTTTTTGCGAATGCGCATTGATTTTTTGCGGTTGATATTCGCTACGGATGTATGTGCTTTGCGGCGTGCTTTTTTCAGCGCCTGTTTTTGCAATGACGTCATGCGGCGAGGACGCGGGCGTTTACGGATGATGGTAACCTTGCCATCACGAACCACTTTTTTACGTACCGCTTCCAGCATTGCGCTATCACCACCAGCAACGGTGTAAATGGCAATAGCTGTTTCCATCATGTCGGTGTCGCTTTCGGAAAGAGCGTCATAAACACGTTCGGCAGCTGAGTCATCTTCATCGTCGATCATTTCGGTTACATCGTCCTGATCAGCGCCAAGCGCAACAGCTGCATCAGCAAGAGCTGCGAGAGCATCGTTATAAGCATCGATTTGCTCATCGGTGAAATCGGTGTCTTCATCGATATCAGCCAGGCCAGCCATAGTGATTGCTAATGCATCAAATGAGTCAGCCTCCGGATCACCATCTTCAACCCAACCAGCAAGCATGGAAGCTGCCAGGCTGCGCATATCACCTTGTGCACGGGATTCAACCGCTTCCATCATCGCGGTTTCAATGTCGTCTTTGGGCTTTGGTTGAGTGTCCTTTCCTTTCTGTCCTGCGCTTTCCAGCATGGCGTTATCATTATTGTCCTGCGTGGATTTATCACCGCTTTCAAAGCAGCCAGAACCGAAAATCGCACGCATAAAAGGATCAGCAGTATAATTTTTCATATTCAAACCTCTCTCCCCCGCATCATTTAGCGGGGGTTATAAATCAGCGCATCAGAATTGGCTTACCGACGATTCGGCGAGCTGTACCGGTCGGACAAACAGACCAGGACACTTCCCACAGATCGATGTCCTTTTGGACAACCTGAACAACATATGGATCTTCACCCTGGGACTTGTCACGTGGAGTAACCAGCGCACCGGCTGCAACGTAACGGTCAAGCAATTCAGTCATTGCTTTCATTAGCGTTTCTTTGGTAATGCCATCCGGTTCGTGCTTAATCGCCTGAGCTACTTCATAGAAATCTCTGGCGATGGCGTTCATCAAGGAAGACACATGCTGGAATCGCAGATAGTTGTTTTTGCTGTAAGTTGTTAAAGAGTCGTCAATGTAAACGGACCCGTCAGCAGCAACTGAAACTGGATTAATGCGCGCAAGAACGAACGCTTCACGATCAACTGCACCGATATTTGGAATTCGGGCAATGTTCTGTCGATCAATAATCGCGCGTGATATACCTGCCGGTGCGTAATGCCAACCACCAACATCCGGTACCAGCGCCACTCCTTTTGCTTTCGCTACGAATGCGTCGCAGCTAATGCCATAGACGACATTCATTCCAGTGAAAGTATCTCGGCAGGAGAGCGGGAAGTAGTAACGGCTTGGTTGATGTGAGCCGCCAAAACTATGGCTTTTCGCTTCTGAAATAGCGTTTTCAGGTGTCTGGTTGCCCTTCAGGTCATAGAACATGTCTACGCGAACATCTTCAGCCAGCTTTTTGATTGCGGCTAAGGCGGATGCGTCATAACAACCCAGTGACAGCAATGCGGTGTAATTAACCTCTGAAGCTTCGAGAACCTTTAATGCTTCCAGATAGTCTTCAGTGTCAATTTCGGACAGATCTCCATCAGTACCACCTTCAAAAGCTACATCCTCAAAAATGAGTTGAGCAGCGGATGCTTCTGCATTATCTGCCAGTACGGCACCAATGCGAGTGGACTGGCTTTCAAGCAGTGTCGGAATCCATGCTGGTTGGCCCATGTCGTTAGTGCCTTCTGGATTGAAAGACACTTGGTGGCTTTCCAGCACCTCAATGGACCCATCGGTTTGTTTTTCTTTCAGCGTCAGCGTAAAGAGTTCGCTTTCTTCATCATCGCGAGTTAGTGATAACGTGCGATTTTGAGATGCATCACCATCTTTGATGAAGAATAATGCCTTCTCTTCACCTTTAATCTGGGGCGTCTCTTTGGGTGTGAAGGACACTGATTGAGTCGTTGCAGTTGAAGCAACACCAACGCTTAATGTGTCACCTGGATTTACTGTGGTTTCGGTAGGTTCAACGGAAAGTTCTTTGCTCGCCTTTGCCGCTTTTGCTTTGCCCACAACGGAAACAGAAATACCCGGCACCTTCATGTCTTTAGCGCAAACTCGAACGACATATCCAGAGCCGCCTTTTACTGCACGCTCCACGTGGCGATATGGTTCAAATGCCGCGCCCTGGCGAGGGTGAATCGGTGAACCTAATACGCTTTGATAAGTCGTATCGTCAACTTTCAGTACCTTACCCGGTGCGCCACGACGCGATATTACAAGCCCAGCAAAGACGGATGCGCCACCGCTGGTATTGGTGAGGGTAGCGTCAGCATTTACTGACATTACAGCAACGCCAGCTGCCTGCCCTACCGAAAAACTAATCTTATTCATGCTGGTTCTTATCCTCTAAAGCGAGAGAACGAGGCAAGGCTACCCACGGTTAATGGGCAGCCTCTGATCAGGATTCGCTTACCGTGAAGTTGTCGCCTACGGTTACTTCTTTCGTAGTTGGTTCAACACTGACGGCGCTTACGCTTTTAGGTGCCTCCCTAACAGTGACTGTGCACTGTGCGGTTTTATTGCCGTCATTTGTTTTGATTGTCAGCACTGCCTGCCCGGCCTTAAGAGCGGTACATGTAGTGCCATCAACCTGGACAATTTCAGGGTGATCTGACTCAACAGTGAAAGATTTGTCTGTTGCGTCAGATGGCGTGATAGTTACTTGAATGTTTGCCATTCTTTTCTCCTGAACGCCCCTTATTCAGGGGCGTGTTTTTGCCTTACTTCTGCTTTGTTTTTTTCTGTGCCTTTGAAGTGTTCGCGGCGATAGTTTCACCTTCATCTACGTCAAGTGACGTTGGTGATACCGACACGTTCGCCACCATCACTTTTTTTCGTTAACCTTGCCTGTCAGCATGTCGATAGCACCTTCTTTGGCACGAGTCAGACGCAGGCGGGTGAAGTAGTTTTCACCGTTGCGAGGATGTACTTCGTTGATGGCACTGCCCCAGAGAGTGGTACGGTTAACGAGAGACGGATTGGTTTCGTGCACGTAAGGGATTGCTGGGACTGCATCACCAGCAATCAGACCGGCTTTACCGATGCCTTCGCCACGCCCATAGAAGAAGATGTCATCCAGCCCGAAGTCATATCCCTGTGCCTGGAATTGCTCACAGACAGGTTGCGGCACTTCGTAAATACGAATCGTGCCAAACAGGGTGCCGATGTACTGTACATACGGCGACTGAACGTAACCTGGTGCGATCTGGAAGTGCTGTGGAGGCAGAGAGCGCAGGAAGTTCGCGGCGTCACCACCAGCAAAGCCGCCACGAATACCCGTTGTCAGGGTACGATTTGCCATTTCTTGAGACAGAGCGTTTACTACGTGACGCAGGAGGCCGACCCAGGACTCATAGTTTTGAGCTTCCGGCAGAGCCACATCAAATTCACGACCATAAACGGTATGGAATACCAGGGTGCGCAGACGCATGATGTCGGTTTCATGGGAGATCCAGTTACGCATCGCGGAGAACTGAAGTGCCGCTAATTCAAGGCCGTGCTCACGGCTTAAATCGGATGCGGACATTACCGTGTGTTCGGAAGCAATTACGTACTGGGACGGACGAACTTCGTACTTACGCATAGCCTGGTTGATCACCGGAATCAGGCTTGGATTGCGCTCGATGTTAATTTCGACCTGAACAGCAATTTCAGTACCTTCTGGCGGAGCCTGGGTAAATGTAATGTCAATGACACCAGTGTCATAGGCAACTTTGGCAGTCGCTGAGAAAGCATTACCTTTGCTGTCTTTAGCATTGAAATAAAGGTTGCCATCGCCGTCGTCAACTTTGGACGGTTTGCGGTTGATCAGCAGTTTGTTATAACCAGCGCGAAGCGGGCAGGATTGTCCCTCAAAATTTTGGATGTCGAACTGGAAGGTTTTGGTGCTGCCATCCCCTTTAGTGGAAAGGGTATACAGGCGCTTCATTTGAGAATAAACACCAGCTGACTGCATATTCAGTTCGTCACCTTGTTTGAAGGTGCCGAATTTTGTGCCTGCTACGTTGACCAGTTCATAAATATTTGACTCGTCACGATCACAAGGAACAAAAGTACAGGCATCACTGGTAGCAGCGCCCAGAGAGGCAGGCAGAATTAGAGCAGCATATTGAGCAACTTTCATTACGCCGTCAGAGCTACGCATTGATTGCGCGACAGACTCAAACATTGCCTTACCCGTGCCTTCATGGGTATCACTGGCACATTCAGTCATCAGGCGTTCAAGAGCCATGTGTGCGTTCGCCAGGATGTCACTTGCCGGGTAATGACCATGTTGACGTTTATACTCATGCAGAGACATAGCCCACCCACCAGTGATCTGACGAGCGACCTCTGGATTTACGCCTTCAAACATAGGCACTTTCTGGATTGCTTTATCCAGGTTTTCCATCATTACTGCCTGGTCAGCAATCATGTTGCCTGCTGCATCGGTGGTCGGATCGACGGTCATAGCCATGACGCTTGCCGCCCGATTCATAATCTCGCGCTCGCGATCACGAGCTGGCTGAATGTTTTTATTCACGGTTAAGCCCTAAATTCGGGCGCGGCGTGAAGGTTCTTTTGACGGGCTAACAATACCTACTTTGTGATTTAGTCAATAGGTTTAGTAAAATAAAATCTATTAACACACATGTTGTTATGTGATTTAATTTTAGTTTTCTAACACAAATCATTAGAGTTATGGCGTATCGAATCTTTGTTTCGTATAAAAATGGCGCTAAGAGCCACTCTCTGAACACAACAAGTCGCTTTCTTGTTGAGGCGCAGTTGGCATCAATTCTTGCCGAAAGTGAGATACTCTCGCTCGCTGAACGGATCGTTATCCAGTTTTCTGGTAGAGATATACTCAATGTCCCCGCCCTCACCCCGGCATCCGAAGTTATGGAATCAATTAAATGGCCTGTATGCGGATGTCCTGCCAGGGTTGAAGAGCCGGTAACTGCAACGCTCTACATGCCGAAAGCTGTAAGAGATTGGCTTGCTATGGTTGGCAATGGGAAAGTCAGTGCTGGACTTCGCAAGTTAATTGAAATGGCAGATATTCCTGAGTTAAAAAATGCATGGCGACAATGAGTAAACAAGGGACAAAATGAGTCACGTTAACCCATCAAAAACACAATATCGCTTAATGCTGGCGATCGCGTCAGCTATACCAACCAGCCTGAATCCCCCGGCAGGCTATCCCGCTGTTGTTGATGATTGTTTTCAGTATTACGGAGAAGACATCCTGAGCCAGTCCAAAGCGCTCAAGCAGTTATGTAAGGCAGGTATTCTTCACTGTATCGGAGATCCGGACGATTTTGTTGTTATGCTGGCGGATCGTGACTCTTTTCTACTGTCCTGGAAAGCCGGTGCGCGCGAAGCACGTTTGGGGAATGGTATTGGTTACATAGACTATAGTGATTGTCCGCTGGCATTTGCTGGTGGATATATGCATTGGCATGAGCGAAATAGAGGCCGTCAGCGTCAGTATCGCTTGAGTGACTTTAACGTCTGTCACGGTTTCGAAGAAGCTGACAGCCAGGACATCTGGCTTCAGGAGCCTTGATCCCCCTTCCCTTCCCAAATCTCCCTGTTTCTTTGGTTATTCAGTGCGTTTCGTTGGTTGCATTCGTCGATCGTGCTGAATAACTGTTCAGCGTATGTCGGATACTTGTTTAACAGCACTGGCGTGTCCTCTGGCACTAAACAAGGGGAGTAATCAATCAGATTTGCCTGCGGCTTGCTGGTGGCTTCTACGGTAATTTTCACTGGCACGCTGGTTGATGGCTTTTGCCCGTTCCCGCTGCATCCTGATAACGTCATCAGGCACACGCACATCGTTAATCCCAGCACGGCGTAACGCATTTTCAAGGCGAGTGATTTCATTCTGGCTTTCCTCTCGTTGTTTGATTAGGTTGGCATTCAGTTCTGCTGTTTTGCGCTGGTACTCCTTTTCCAGTGCTTTAATTCTTTCGTTTTCGGTCAGCATGGCTGAGCGAGCGTTCTCACTTAACTGTAATGCGGTAGAAAGCGTGTTGTTCGTGCTTTCCAGTTGTGATTTTGAGTCTTCAAGCGATCGGACATACCTGATGTGTTCGATAACTGCCGTCGTTGTTCGGTAAATTCCAGAAATGGCTAAAAGCGCAATTACAATCAAAATTATCTTTTTCAAAACCATCCTCTCCAGGTTCATTTTTTGGTGTTAAACATGTACCAATTTACATCCTTTTGTGTGCCTAAGTGGTGCTTCTATGATTCCTTTTTGGTGTTCTTTTGGAGCGCATCGATAACGCCTTGTGGCATGATTAAACTGATTGCCGGACTCATTACTGCATCATCCAGTAGAGAACCAGTTAACGTGATGGCGACAGCGTTCTCTAAACCTTTGGTTGCCTGAGTGGTTGACGTTTTAATGCGACCTGTAAGGGCTACGACACCCTCACTTGCTGAGTTAATTTCGGAGAGTAAAACTTCGGCGGCTGTCACTGCTTCCCGTAAAGCATCAATTTCATCCTGAGTAATGACTGGAGCCTGAGCGCCCCCAGCACCACCCTGTCCACCATTGCTTTCACCACCACCAGCACTTCCGGCAGCTTCAATTTTTGCGTTAATGGCGTTCATGGCGGTTTTCAGAGCATCAAGTTTTAGCGCCGTCAATGCGTCCGTTAGAGATTGCGGAATGGAAACATTCCCCATTCCCTCAACAAGGGCGAAAGCAGGTATGGGGGTCAGCTCGTTACCTTTTGCGTAGCATTCCCAGCCAATCTTCATCTGTAACAACTCTGATGGCTTGGTGTATGGGGAAAGAGAATCAGCCAGTAATGAAGACGCTTTGCTGGCCTCATTGAGCTGTTCAGAAAAGCCAAGCAATTGAGTAGTCCAGGCCGAAACAGAATCAGGATAGGTTTTATCGGCGTGAACTATTCCCTGTATGGCGCTGGCGAGCGATGAGGCTTTTACAGAAGCTGCCCGGCTTATGGTTATAGATTCTGGTGTAGAGATACCGGCATCTGACAGAATTTTGAAGGCTTTAACTTCACCTATTGAATCAAGCATTATGCAACCTGAAAAATATCCTCGCCGTTGGCGATAACAGAACCACAAGAAAGCGGATCGCCTACACAGACAACTCCCTTTCCACCTATCGAAAACCATACTCGCGTCGATACAGCTGCCCCTGGATGTGCACTGTTACCGTCAGTGTGACTGGGAAACATGGCACCATCTACAACAACTGGCTTACCGTTAACGGTGAACCAGGGAACGGTTTCTGCTACCAGTCGCGGCGGAAATCCTCCGTGACCAGAACAAAGGGTGTCGCTGGTGGCTATTGCGCTCATTCTTCACCTCCTGGTTATCCTCCTATTGTCATCACTTTGTTATTTCGTCATTCAAACGGAGAGTTAAATTTCGGAATATTTTTGTATTCTCAATTCATTCTCAAATAAATCTCACTATCAGACCATCATTCAGTGAGTGATTAAGATATTCTCAAAATAAACTCAACAAGCGCTCTTTTTTATCTCGTTTGGTGTGGATTTTTGGGTGCTTCTCTTTTAAAATTACATTTTAATTCTCAAATGTGTCTCAGAAGTGGAGCAAGAAGATGCGCATTTTTATCGATGATGGTTCAACCAATATCAAAATGCTGTGGGAGCACGACGGGGAAACTCGCACTCACATCAGCCCTAACAGCTTTAAGCGCGGATGGTCAGCAACATTTGGTGCGGGCAAGCCGTTTAACTATGTCATTGACGACGAAAAGTATTCATACGACTTGATATCGCCAGATGTTCTGCCGACGAATAATGTGGAATGGCAATACAGCCCGCTTAACGTCCTGGCTGTTCACCATGCCCTGCTGACAAGTGGCATTGAGCCGCAGGAAGTAGAAATTGTGGTCACGCTGCCTCTGGCGGAGTTTTACGACGACGACGCGCAATACAATCTCGATAACATCGAGCGCAAGAAAGCCAGTCTTATGCGCCCCGTCACGCTGAATAAAGGCAATGTGTTCACGATTAAGAAAGTTACGGTACGACCGGAGTCTATTCCGGCAGGAATTGGCCTGTGCGACAATCTGAACCCTGCCCATTCTGTTCTTATCGTCGATTTGGGTGGAACTACCCTTGATGTTTCAATGGTCGCCGGGCAAATGACGGCAGTTTCCCGTGTTTTTGGCGATTCGAATCTTGGTGTATCACTGGTCACCAGGGAAGTAAGGCAAGCACTTGCAAGGGCCAATACCGAAACGTCAAATTACAATGTTGATCAGCTCATTATTAACCGCCACGATGAAGATTATCTGAACGACAATATCAATGACCCATCAGCGATTGGTGATGTGAAAAAGGCCATTGCCGCAAGCATTGACCGTCTGCGTACCCGCGTTCTTGATGTGATTGGCGACTTTAAAGGATATACGCATGTCATGGTGATCGGTGGTGGCGCACCGCTGGTGGCAGATGCAATTCGCGAGCAAGTTAATATTCGTGATGACCGTTTCTTCGTGGCGGATGACCCGCAACTTGCTCTTGTTCATGGCCTGAAAGCAATCGGTTAACGAGGTAATGTCCATGTCTCAGGAACGTAAGAAAGTGATGATTTATCTTCGCCCAGAGGCTTATGCCAATGAAAAGGCGGCGAGCGAGAAGATAAAAAAACATAGCGATATGGCAAGAACCGCATTGTTGGCAGGGCTTGCGCTGGGAGAAGTCGATAGCAGGCTTCCAGGATTACTGGCTTCCCTGCTGACCGAAGACAATAACCCGGAGCTGATCCGAAAAATGCTGGCATCCTTCCTGGAACTACCAGCTGCGGTTGAGGAGCGCCCTGCCTCCATTGAGCCAGTGAAGGAGCAAGTTGTTGCCAAAAGCGCGTCGGCGCGCAATCTGGCTGACTCTCTACCTGATTGACAGAAAATGTGCTGGTTTAAGGCTGCAAATTGCAGCCTTTTTTATGCCTTAATGGTGTCTAATTGGTGTTAATCTGGAACCAGTTAGGTGCTGTTATGATGCAATTTTGTATCTGGTTCCAATTTGGGGCTGATTTCGTGTTAAATAGGATGCAATATAAGGTGTATTTGGTCTGATTGATGTTATACTTTGCCAAACATTCATGACTCCATTATAGAGCCTGTCCCGCATCAAGAAGGCTCTTATCTGGAACCGTTTTGATACCAAAATCACACCGAGGAACGGATATGATTATATTGGTAGTCAGCCAAAAAGGTGGCTGTGGAAAATCAACCACAAGCGTAAACATCTGTGCGGAGCTTGCCCGCGCAAATAAGGATGTAGTGTTACTAGATGCAGACAAGCAAGGAACAGCTGCCCGCTGGGCAGCTGACCGTAACACGGCAGAGGTTTCTCCTGTTATTCATTGTGTCCAGAAGTTTGGTAATATTCGAGAAACACTTCTCGATCTGGATAAGCGTTATGAATTTGTTGTTGTTGATACAGCCGGGCGCGATAGCAAAGAGATGCGTACAGGCATAACCGCTGCAGATATTGTGTTGGTCCCATTCAGACCATCTCAACCAGATTTAGACACGCTGGCACACTTTGTTGAAGTGTTTGAAGAGGCTTTGGACCTGATGCCTAATCCTAGCATTAAGGCGTTCGCAGTCTTAACAATGGCCCCATCCAATCCGGTTGTGAATGAAACCAATGAGGCCAAAGAGTACCTGGCTGAATATCCGCAACTGAAGTTGCTGAAAACCATCATTCGTGATCGTAAGGTTTACCGCGATTGCATGGCTGAAGGGAAGGGCGTTGTTGAGATGGACAACGGGAAAGCTAAAGGTGAAATCCAGATGTTGGTTAAGGAGTTATTAAGTGATTAAGCCTCGTAAATCGGTAAAAGCCCCCGAAGTAAAAGACCCCGATCTTGAACGCCGAATTGAGGATTTTGCAAGTAAGGCTGATTTGGTGCCGGGTGAGCAACCAGAAGACAACAAAGTGCTCGATAAGGACGCTCCACGTGATTTTAAATCTATTCGTGTTGGTTTCAATGAATACGAGTACCAGGTACTTGATGCGTTAAGTAAAAAGCATAATCGCAGCAAATTGAATATGATCCGCCATGCTATCCTCATGTTAGCGGAGTCTGAAGAAGCAAAATAAAGTCTTTCAGGTTGGTTTTAGAACTTAAAAAGTCTTGAACCAAAGGTGCACCAATACACCACTAATTTGGTGTACCTTTACATCCTTTTTGGTTCCAATTGTGTACCATTTTTCATTAATTTACTTATGCGCAAAAGTGGGCTTCATGAAAAAGCTCATTATTGAAATAACGATAGAAAGCAATTTCTAATCAACTAGTG